TCTACCGTCTGGTTTAATATCCACTCTTAATGTTCCATAACGCCAAGTTTCACCTATAGCGTCATTCTCAATTTTAATTGAAAGCAATCTTCCTCTTGCTCTAGTATCTACTTTATCAGTAGAACTTGTAATTGTAAAGGGACCAAGCGGTGAGCTTGAGGCCGTGTTATTTGGATAATCATTTAATAATAAGGTTACTTTTGAATTACCTGTTAATACTTGAAAGTCTGGTACAAAACGTTTCATAGACATGATAAACTCCCCATCTCCTTTAAAATCAGCTATGCCAGTTGATTGACCCGTGATACCTCTACTAGCAGATATATCAAAGTCTCCGGATTGGATATAAGCATTAATAGATGTAGTGCCTGATGAATTAATTTGATCGGTTCCAGTTTCATGAGCATAGTAAGTTGATGCTCCGTATAAATTTGTAATTCCTTGAATATTAAAATTAGGTGTAGCTGTTGAAATATATTGTGTTGCATAAGGCACATCAAATACACCTGTATCTGCATAAGATGATCTAGCTAGTGATCCAGTTGTCCAACAATTTTCACCATAGTTATAAGTAACGCATCTATCAATTTGTGTAGATCCAGCTTTTGGATAAAACCAGGTAACTTCATTATATAAAGTATTATGCTCACCATAAATAATTTGTGATGCATTATAATTAACACCTAAATTATCTCCTGTAGTTGTAAATACAAAATCTTCTACTAAACATGGTAATGCTTTAACTGTTCCATCAAATGCAAAAAATCCACCTTCGCCTGACATCCAAAATATCATACCATTAGAATAACTAACTGCATTTTGTCCAATACATCCACAGTTAGTTCCAACTTGTCTAACTGAAAAAGTAAATGGTGGACCAACAAATTGAATTACATAAGCAGAACTATCGGTTAATACAAATACATAATCTTTACCTTGAACAGCTGCTACAATCCTGTTTCCTGTATCCAGTCTAAATGTACCTGCAGTATTAGTAGCTGTTGGTTGATAGGTGTTATAATCTTCTTGATTTGAAAATCTTATAAACATTGGATCTTGTGTTAAAGGATTACCAATCGTTGTTTCTGTTCCAAAATGAAATAAATGTCTATCTCGATCCGATACTAAAGTTAATCTTGATTTAGTAGGAGCACCTGACATAAGAGTTGCTCTATTTGATCTAGGTGATGATGCTCCCGCATCCCAAGTAAATGTTCGACCATTATGAATTGTTGCAATTAATATTTCACCAAAGTTGTCAAGACTCCAGATGCCTGGATCCAGAATCACGTTACTAGTTGTACGCTCCGTGCCCCAGGTAGAATCACCATATAAATATGTACCCCATCCATAACCTGCAGTTTGAAATGTTGGACCAACAGAAACATACGGATCAATTTGTGCGGACCCTGTTCCAGAAGTTGTACCTGCTGAATTAGATGGCATAGTAATATCAAATGCATTTGCAGTTACATTTGATATTTCAAATGTATTATTTTCAAAATCAGTTGTTGCATAACCCGATCCTGTTGGAACAGTAACTGATGAAAACGTTACATATCGTCCAGCGCTTAATCCATGAGAAGTTTTATTTACAGTGACTGTTGGAGAACCGGTTGATGCATCAAAATCAGCTCCAGTAATTCCTGTATCTAAAGGTGTGATGTCATAAAACTTTTCGCCGTAGTATAAAAACAAACCTTGTGATGTTCCTATAGCTGCATATTTTTCACCTGCTAAAGAAGTCCATGTATGCTGTGCTCTAGCTGCACCGGGAAGAGTTTCATTGTCAATAGTTAGTTGTTGCCAACCACCTATTTTTTCTGGAAGTCCATATCGAAATCTAACAAAATCACCATCAGTCCACTGAGACTCAGCCCCTGATTGTGTTATTTGTTTATTAAAACCTGGTTTAAACTGTAGTTTTTGAAGCATAGCACCTCATTATATATGCTTTTTATTATTTTGGTAGTATTATATTCCAATCTAGCTTGGATATCAAACTTTGTAAATCAACTTCTTTTAGTTTATTTTCTTTCAAATATTGATGTAATTCTTCTATATCAACAATAACCCATTCATCTTTCATATCAAATACCATTTTATCTGCCTTACTTTTAAAGCTTCCTACTTTACCCTTATTTTTAATAGGTCTTAAATCAAATTTAAATTTTTGATTTAATCTATTTTTTAAAACCCCTTCAATATGCCAAAGTTCTTTTGTAGATTGTTTTTTAGATGGGTAAGTAATGTCTGATAAACATTTTATAAACTCTTTATACATTAATATCGTTTGAGTTCAGTTATAGGAAATAATATTTTACCCGTACCACTTTTTTTAGATATTTCATGAAAAAAGGCTATTAACATTAATCTATCTTTATTTGATTTTATATCCTCTGATGAAAATTTTTGTTGCCTATGCCATGAGTTACCATCAAAAATAAAAAGCCTATTGAATCTACCATTGACTAATATGGTGTCTTTAAATTGACTATCTATTTTATTTTTAATTTTGGGTTCTTTTTCTGTAGGATTTCTAAAATAATTAAATTGTTCTTGACCTGTGTCATCTATTATTTTTAAAGGATTACTAAAATGACATATATTAGTTCCACAGCTATGATCACTTAAATACATAATAGCTGTAAATTCAGCGGAATCATCTTTATGAACCCAATCTGGATATTTAGTATCTTTAGGATTAGTTTTTGAAAAATACATTTCTGTTTGCCAAAACATATTTCCATAATCATATGGAAATACCAGTCTCATAATTTTCTTAGTTACATAATCAAAAACATCATAATCAACTTCGTGAACAGGATCCGTTCTTAAACCTGCCCATCTTTTGTTAGGTAAGTTTTTAAATTCTAAATTATAAGCACGGTCTATTATTTGTTGAGGATTATCAAAAAAATTATCTACTATTAAAGTTGGGAAATGCATATTTTTATTCTCTATTTCTATGGACAAATTTTATACATTATGGTATTAAAAAGTCAACTTACAGTAAAAAAGAAATGCATTACAAATATAACTATTGGTATTTTCAATCAGTTTTATCACCTAGATTCTGTAAAGAAATAATTGATTATGGAAATCACCACAAACATTCGATAGCACTTACAGGGGATTATAAACCTGAAATGAAAATTTCAAAAAAAGAAATTAAAAATATACAAAAGAAAAGAAAATCATCTTTAGTATGGTTAGATGATGCCTGGATATATAAAGAAATAATTCCTTATGTAAAACAAGCAAATAAAAATGCAGGTTGGAATTTTAACATTGATGGTGCGGAAGCCTGTCAATTTACAAAGTATGGTGAAGGAGAATATTATGGTTGGCATTATGACATGTATAACAACGACAATCCTAAAATGAGAAAAATTTCAGTTACCTGTTCTTTATCAGATCCAAAGGATTACGAAGGTGGAGAGCTAGAATTTTGTTCTTTTAATCCAGACAGAAAATTAAAAGATAATTATTTTAAATGCACTGAAATAAAACCTAGAGGTTCAATAGTTGTATTTCCAAGTTTTTTATGGCATAAAGTCAATCCAGTAACTCAAGGAGAAAGGTATTCTTTAGTAATATGGAATATAGGAGACAAATTTAAATGATAGAGATGAAACATGAAAGTTTTTTTTCAAGTCCTATTTACAGGATTGAAAAACCAGAATGGCTTACCAAAATTAATAAGGCTTGTGAACCTGTTATAAAAAAAGCAAAAAAACAAAATGATTTGTTTTTTAAACAAAGGGATAAAACATACGGAATTAAAAAAGGAGATTTTGGTTGGTCACATCATACAGGCATGATAGTAGATTTACCTGGTTTAGAAGAGTTAAAAGATTTTACTATAAAAAGTTCTTATCAAGTTTTAGATGAAATGGGTTATAGTTTAAAAAATTATGCATTAGCTATCACCGAATTTTGGGCACAGGAATTTTCTAAAAAAGGTGCAGGTCATCACGATGCTCATTGTCATTATGATAATCATTTAAGTGGTTTCTATTTTTTAAAGTGTTCTGAAAGAACTTCCTATCCAATTTTTCATGACCCAAGACCTGGAAAACTTATGGCTCAGTTGCCAATGAAAGATCCTAGTGACATCAATTATGGAACTTCAGCTATTCATGTAAGACCTAAACCAGGTACATTTATTATTTTTCCAGCTTATTTAGTTCATCAATTTACTGTTGATCTAGGAGTAGATCCATTTAGATTTATACATTTTAATATTCAAGCTATGAGAAACAATCATGGAAAATAAATTTAAAAAACAAAATTATGTATTAGTCAAACAAGCTGTATCAAAAGAAATAGCAACTTTTTTGTATAATTATTTTTTAATTAAAAATCAAGTTTGTGATATTGCATTAAAACAAAGATATATATCTCCTTATGAAAGACTTTTAGGATACTATGAACCTAAAGAAGGCGGACAAGTTCCTGGTAGTTATGCTAATTATGCAGACATAGCTGGAGATACTTTGCTTTTAAAAACTCAGGGTATTGTTGAAAAACATACAGGTATGAAACTGTACTCGAATTATTCTTACGCAAGAAATTATAAAAGAGGACAAGAACTAAAAAGACATGTTGATAGATTTAGTTGTGAAGTTTCAACTACTATTTTTTTAGGTGGAGATGATTGGCCAATATATATTGATCCTACAGGCGGTCGAAATAATAAAGGTAAAAAATTTAATTTAAAACCTGGTGATATGATTATATATAGAGGAGATATTTTGGAACATTGGAGAGAAAAGTTTGATGGCGACACTTGTGTTCAAATTTTTTTACATTATACAAATATAAAATCAAAAGGTGCTAAAGAAAATATATATGATTCCAAACCATGTGTGGGTTTACCTAATTGGTTTAAAAAGGAGAATAATTTATTTAAATGACAAATTGGGAATTATCAAAACCTATAATAGAAAAACATGGTGCTATTACTTTAGAAGTGCCTAAATCAATATTAAAATGGTTAAAAGAAGCTGCATTAAGAGCAAAAAAAAATGCTAAATATGCCAATAAAGATTTGATAGGACATATTAAAGAAGAGTATTATTACACTGAAAGATCAGATAAGTTTGAAGAATTTCTTTATAAAAAATGTTTATCACAAAAAAATATATTAAATTATACTAATTCTTTAAAAATATTATTTAAATCAGCTCCATTTAGATTAGCTGATATGTGGGTTAATTTTCAAAAAAAATATGAATTTAATCCTCCACATAAACATTCTGGAATATATAGTTTTGTTATATATTTAAAAATACCTTTTGATTTAGAAAAAGAAGAAAGCCTTTATCCTACATTAAATAATGAAGGACAAAACCATACATCTAAATTTGCATTTTTAAATACAAACACTTTAGGTAGAATATTCGTTCAATGTTTAAATGTTGATAAAAGTTTTGAAGGAAAAATCATCATGTTTCCTGCTGAACAATTACACACTGTTTTTCCTTTTTACACTAGTAATGACTATAGAATTTCCGTTTCAGGTAATATAAGGTTATATAATGAGAATTAAAAAAAAATTACTTTCTGAAAAAGTATTATATTATGCTCAAGCAAAAATGCCTAAAGGTTTTGAAATAAATAGACCTAGTATTGTAAGTGATATTTTTCTTTCTAATTTTTATGAAGATTATAAACCTCCTTTTAATAAGGCACTTCATTCATTAATTATATATGTAAGTGATTTTATGCGACTTGAAAATAAATTGGATTTAATTCCACATAATAAAAAAGGTATGTTTTTTGAAAAAAATGAAAACTCTAATCCAATGTTAGAAATAGATCCAACCGACCTTAAAAATTCACCTGATTTAGTTATGCTTTATGCAGTAGAAGTAGAAGATAAAACTTGTGAAGTTGTTATTGAATATGATGATAATAGAAGAGCTGGAAGAGATTGGACAATACCAATGGAAAATAATAGATTTGTTATATTTCCTTCAACGCAAAGATTTTATATTAAAAATAAAAATAATTCACACTTGAATTTTATTCAGTTAGTTAACTTTGAATATATGGGTTAAGCTTAAGGAGTTTGAGAATTGTCTATAAAATCCCAAGCTTGAGTAGTTTCATTCCATTTATAGAAACTTATCATAGCATCTTCTTCAGATAACGCAGGTGGATCTCCAGCGGGAGATTGCCATCTGGCTTCAGAAACATTTAATGTCCAAGAAGGAAAGTCTTTTGCCCAAATAAATATTTCATTTGTAGGATCCCAATCCATACCAATACCTGCGTAGTTACCTCTGTAAGGAGTACCACCTTTTCTGTGTTGTCCTTGATATGTATTGTAAGATGTTTTTTTCCATAAGTGCGCTGGCCATCCATGAACTTTTTCTAAAAAAGCTTGTCCTACAGATTCTACTTCCACTCCATTTTCCATAGTGTCAGAATCTTTAACAACATGAACTGATAAAACTTTATTCTCTTCTGATATTTTTGCAAAATGTGCCATATTATTGAAATTTATACCTCAAAACTACTGCTCCAGAACCACCTTGTGGTTGACCTCCAGGGCCTCCTGCCCCTCCGCCACCTGTTAAAGGTGTTCCTGCTTGAACACATCCTGGTTGTGTAAAGCCACCTGTTCCTCCACCACCTAATCCTCCTGGACCCGGTGTGTTTGTAGAACCGTTAGTAGCTGCTCCACCACCACCTGAAAATGCTCTTCCTGTTGGTGATGCTTCTCCTACATCTGATGGTGACCAATCTGTAACGGCTCCATCTCCACCAGTTAAACCACTTCCATTATTTAATGCTCCACCGCCAGCTCCGCCTGCTCCAAAATTATTTCCACCTGTTGCTCCTGAAGAAGATCCTGCAGCGCCATTTAAACCTTGAGGTGGTGATACAGGTGGGGTATTTCCTGTTCCCCCTGGAACTCCGCCTGCAAAAGTGTTAGATCCCCCGCCTCCGCCACAGCCTCCATCTTTTCCTGTTTGAGGAGCTGTTGGTGAACAAGCGTTCCATAAACCACCACCTCCGCCTCCAGCGGATGTGATAGTTGAAAATATTGAAGGTGTTCCATTGTCACCGCCTGTAGGCTGTACTGTTGCGCCACCGCCTCCTACTTGAATAGGAAATGATCCACCTTCTTGAACACATAAAGATGTAGCTGTTGCTAATGGAGATCCTGTACCAGGAAAAGTTGCGTTTTTGGATTCTCTATATCCGCCTCCGCCGCCGCCTCCTGCGTAATTTCCTCCACCACCCGATCCGCCACCTGCAACTACAATATAATCAATTTTTGAGTTGCATGTTGTTTTGACTGGTGCATTCATTACAAATGAATCGTCAGCTGTAAATACGTGAATTTTATAATCTCCGCAAATAGAAACACATCCACCAGTTGCACAAATAAAACAAGTTGGTGCTATACCTGAACCAGCTCCAAATCCTAAAGCTGAACCTGCTCCTATTGAACCTCTTAATGGCATATAGTCTTCCTCCTTTAATAATTAAGCATTAAGCGTACTGTGTTTGTGCCGCTAATACAGTAAATGTAGCATCAGCTGTTTTTATAACAGTATATGCATAAACGTCTAAAGAGTTAATATTACCCCCACTTGGCGCAGAGCCACCTTGCCATTCAGGAGTAACACTTGCTCCATCAATTTGCACAGCACTATTATAGTAAGCTGTTCCACCTTGTTTAACAACATGAGCAATAGTAATAGATTCTCCAGTGTCCATAATTGAATTTAAACTGTTAGAACCATCACCTCTAATATTTAATGTCCAGTTTGCTGAAGCATCTGTTGTAAAGTTCCACACAGCTTGTGTAAGAACATCATAGTTAACAGTGCCTGTAGCAGCTGTTGCTTCAGTTGTAACTTTTTCAGCTATTTGTTGTATTTTACCACCACCGTTAAAAGTAACTCTTCCAATTCCTTTTGGAGTTAAGTTCATGTCGATGTTTGTGTCACTTCCTACTGCTGCTACTTCAGGAGCTGAACCAGTTGCTTGGTTAGTTACATCAAAGTAGTTTACAGCTGAAGCTGTTTTTTGAAATCTAATATATGGATTGTTTGAATCATCTTCAATTGCACCAGCATCATCAATGATAATATCATTTCCGTTTGTATCTAGTACTCCAGATAATTGTGGAGTAATGTCTGAAGATAAATCTGTGAAAGCTGTGTCAACAACATTAGTACCATCAGAGTAAACCATTTTAGTACCTTTGTCTGTTGCTGCCCAAGTTACTCCAGTTCCTGAA